GGTGGAGATATTGAAACTGCTAAATTTGCTGTTCAAGGTTTAATGGCAAAAGCAGGAGCAAATCCAAAACAGGCTTCTTTATTTGAAGGTACAAGTGATGCTGTTTCTAAAGATGCTTTTGCAAGTGTTGCACAAGTTACAGAAGCTATGAATGACCCAAGATACGAAACTGACCCTGCTTATCGTAGAATGGTAGAAGAAAAAATAGGTAGAAGCCAAGTATTTTAATGGCTAGAGATTATGGGCGTGAATACGCTAATTATCATTCTAAGCCAGAACAAAGAAAAAATAGGTCTTCTAGAGTTTTAGCTAGAAGATTAATGAAAAAGAAACTTGGTGCTAAAGCTGTAAAAGGCAAAGATATAGACCATAAAGATAAGAACCCAAGAAACAACTCTAGAAGCAATCTTAGAGTTAGAACTAAATCAAGTAACAGGAGTGATAACAGATGATGTGGCTTTCATTAGCTAAATTAGCGTTAAGAACTGGTTCTGAAGTTTATAAAAACAGAAAAGAAACCAAAGTACTACAAAGTATTGCAGAGAGAAAACAAATGCAGAGGGTCATTGATGGAGAAATTGAAATGGTCAATACTGTTAAAACTCATCAAGCAAACGATTTAAAAGATGAAATAGTTTTAATAATTATTTCAATTCCTTTGCTAATTTGTGCTTGGGGTATTTTTTCAGACGACCCAGAAATTATTACAAAACTTGATAGTTTTTTTGACCAAGTAAATAAATTTCCACTATGGCTACAAGGTTTAATCATTGGTGGTTATTCAAGTGTACTTGGAATTAAAGGTGTTTCAGCATTTAAGAAAAAATAGGAGATAAATATGTCATTATATAGAAATATAAATCGTAGAAAGAAGTTAGGTATTAGTAGAAGTAAAAAGAAATCTACTATTTCTGACAAAAGCTACGCTAGAATGAAAAAAGGTTTTAAGAAAAAAGCCTAAATGGCTAAACAAAAGTTTACCACTTTCATACCCAGAGATAAACCACCTAAACGAAAAGGTATTCACAAGAAAAGTTTATCAAAAGGAGAAAAACTAAATAAAAAATTAACTAGGTACAAAGGACAAGGAAGATAATGAAAAAATATATAGTAGAAAAAATATACCATTACTCAACAATGTTATCTAGTTGGTCATGGCAAAAACTATATGGAAACAAAAAGACAGGTTTAGGTTACCAAATTAAAAAACATCAAGAAAAATAATCTCATCTTTTTTAAAAGAGAGATGACTAATTTAAAATCAATGGTTGCCAGTTACGACTGATAACTTCCTGACGAAAGTAAGATTAGGTTTAAATCAATAATAACAACAGGAGACAATAATATGTCAAACTCAGTACCTTCGAGACTAGGTCTCGTAAACGCTACTGGAACTGGTTACAATGATTTATTTCTGAAAATTTTCAGTGGAGAAGTACTTTCAACATTTGCTAGAGAAAACCAAATGATGAATATGACTACTGTTAGAACAATTTCTTCAGGTAAATCAGCACAATTCCCAGTTACAGGAACAATCGATAGTGGTTATCATACAGTTGGTAATGAAATTCTTGGAACAGCAGTTAAGCACAACGAGAAAATCATTAACATTGATGATATGCTATTAGCACACGCATTTCTTGCAGAAATAGATGAATTGAAAAATCATTATGATGTTCGTTCAATCTATTCAAGAGAAATGGGTCAAGCATTAGCTAAAAAAGTAGACCAACATTTACTTCAGTTAGTTGTACTTGCATCAGCAGGTTCAGCAAATATCACTGGTGGAAGTGGTGGTTCAAATGTCGTTGATGCTAACTGTAAAACAAATGCAACTTCTATGGTTGCTTCTATCTTTGAAGCTATTCAGGCTTTAGATGAAAAAGATGTACCTACAACTGATAGATATTGTGTAGTAACACCAGATGTTTACTACCAATTAGCAAACATAGATAAACTTGTTTCAAGAGACTTTTCTTCAAATAATGGAGACTTCTCAAAAGGACAAGTTCTTATGGTAGGTGGAGTTAGAATAGTAAAATCTAACACTGCTGTTACTGCATTTACTGACCAATCGGCTAGTATTTCAGGAACAAACAACACTTACAATGTAGATGCACAACATGTTGGTGCAGTGGTATTCCACAAATCAGCAGTTGGTACAGTTAAGCTGAAAGATTTAGTATTAGAAAATACTTATGATGCGAGACGCTTAGGAAACCTAATGACAGCTAGACTTGCTCTAGGTCATGGAATTTTAAGACCAGAAAGTGCAGTTAGAATTATAGCTCAATAGTTATAACAAATTCATAGGCGTGGAGATTAACACAGACAATCCACGCCTGTGTTTAAAAGGAGAAAATTATGATGTGTTGGTTTTGTAGATTTATTAAAAAAATAAAAGATAAGGTTAATAAAAAAGTTGATAGTTTTTTTGACAACCTTTTACCTTAATGACAATTACAACAAGAACGACTGAACTAGAAGCAGTCAATACGATTTTAAGTACTATTGGAGAAGCTCCATTATCAACCTTAACAGGGTCTTTACCTGTAGATGGTACAACAGCAAAAAATATTTTAAATGAAATTAGTAGAGAAGTACAATCAGCAGGTTGGCATTTTAATACTCAATACAAAGTAGATTTAACAAGAGATACTAATAATAAAGTTCCAGTAGGAACTGATGTTGTTAGAGTACAGTTAAATGATAAATACGATAAATCTTCTTATGATGTCGTACAAAGAGGAACATACCTTTTTAATTTAGCAAAAAATTCAGAAACATTTGACCAAGACTTTACAGAAAATACTTTAATATATCTTTTAGATTTTGATAAATTACCAGAACAAGCAAGAAGATATATTACAATAAGAAGTGCTAGAGTATTTCACGATAGAACTTTAGGTGCAAATACATTACATAAATTTTCTTCAGAAGATGAAGCTAGAAGTTTGTCAGTTATGAAACAAGCTGAAATGGCTACAGGCGATAACACAATCTTCGACAGTGATTTACAGAACTATATAGTAAATAGATAATGCCACTTATATCAAGAACCATACCAAATTTGGTTCAGGGAGTAAGTCAGCAACCAGAAATTTTAAGATTAAATTCCCAAGCCACATCTCAGGTTAATGGATTTTCTAGTGTTGTTGAAGGTCTCAAAAAAAGACCTAACACAAAACATTTAGCAACTATTTCAACATCAGCATTAAACAATGCTTACATTCATACAATTAACAGAGATGTTAATGAAAGATATATTGTAATAGTTACTAATGGTGCAATCCAAGTTAAAACAATAGCAGGAGCTACTAAATCAGTTGTGATGCAAACAAACGCATCTAACTATTTAGCTTCATCAAATCCTAGAGAAGATTTTGTAGCTGTTACTGTTGCTGATTACACTTATATTTTAAACAAAACTAAAACTACTGCTATGGCTTCAACGACAAGTTCAGCTAAAGTAGAACAAGCTATTTATTCAGTATTACAGGGAGTTAATAGTACGAAATACTCAGTTACTATTGATGGAACAACATACTCATTTACTAGCTCAAACACTGACACTGAAGCTATTAGAAATGGCTTAAAATCTGCAGTAGGTACTCCATCAAACATTACTACAGCAAATGTAGGAACTTCAAGTTTCTCTATAATTAAATCTAGTGGAACTCTTACAGTATCAGCAAGTGATGGATATGGAGATGATGCTTCACAAGTAGTTGGAGCAAAAGTACAGAATTTTTCAGATTTGCCTTCTCCTGCAATTAACAACATGGTTGTAGAAATTACAGGAGATGCAAGTAATTCTTTTGATAATTATTATGTTCAATACGATAGTGCAGATGATGTTTGGAATGAAACAGTAGCACCTGCAACTAAAACAACTATTGATAAAGATTTGATGCCACATGTTTTAATTAGAACAGCAGATGGTAATTTTAGATTTACACAAGTAGATGGAAGTACATATACACTTTCAGGTACAGACTATGATGTTCCTAGTTGGGGACAAAGAGTAGTAGGAGACGAAGACAGTTCGCCTGACCCAAGTTTTATAGGTAAAAAGATAAATGATATTTTCTTTCATAGAAATAGATTAGGTTTTATTGCAGATGAAAATGTTATTATGTCTAGAAGTGGAGAGTTTTTTCAATTCTTTGCAGAAACAGTTACAGACACTTTAGATACAGACCCAGTAGATGTAGCGTCTACTTCAAAAAAAGTTTCTATATTAAGACATGCAATTAGTTTTGATGAAGATTTATTATTATTTACTGACCAAACACAATTCATGCTTACAGGTGGAACTACTTTAACAGCAGGAAATGTTTCAATTAATACTTCAACAGAATATGAAACTTCAGTTGGTTGTAAACCTATAGGTGCAGGTAGTAATGTATTCTTTCCTTTTAACAAAGGTAACTATACAGGAATTAGAGAATTTTATGTTGCAGATGATACTGGAACTAAACAAGCAGATGATACTTCAGCTAATGTTCCTAAATATATTCCATCAGGAGTTTTTAAATTAGCTTCTGCAACTAATGAAAATATCTTAATAGCATTATCATCAGACGCATCATCACAAAATTGTTTATATGTTTATCAATACTATTTACAAAATGGTAAAAGATTACAAAGTGCATGGCACAAGTGGGACTATGGAACTGCAAGTACAGATAAAATTCTAAATATAGATTTTATAGAAAACACTTTATACATAGTTAATCAAAGAGGAACTGATGTATTTTTAGAAAGTTTAGATATATCTCCTGCAGTAGTTGATGCTTCTGCAAGTTATTTAACTTATTTAGATAGAAAAATTCAAGATGACAGTACAGGTGTATCGTCTTCTTACAATGCAGGAACAAACCAAACTACATTTACTATTCCATATACAAAAACAAATAATATGAAAGTAGTTGGTCGTGTAGGTGGAAGTAATACTGCTGGACAAGAGATAGCTATAGTTTCACAATCAGGAACTTCTATAGTTGTAGCAGGAGATTTAACTAGTTCTAATTTATGGATTGGAGAACAATATGAATTTTTATTTCAATTTTCACAACAATTTATACAGTTAGCAGACAGTTCAGGTTCTAGAATATCAGTAAGAGAAGGAAGATTGCAGATTAGAAACTGGAATGTTTCTTATAATGATACTGGCTATTTTACTACAGAAGTAGTGCCTGTTGGAAGAAGTACATCAACTTCTGTATTCACAGGGACAACGACAGGTACAGGTGCGTTAGGCACAGTGAATTTATCTGATGGAGATTATACTTTTGCTGTTCAGTCAGAAAATGACAAGCTAACTATTACTATTAAAAACGATAGCCACCTGCCATCAAACTTTATTAATGCAAACTGGCAAGGCTATTATGTTACAGCATCATCAAGGGCATAATCATTTTAGATTAACAACGATTGAAGATTTAAAATATTTAGCACCAAGATTAAGATACGAAGATAAAAGAGAAATTTTAGCATCAACAGGTCTATTACCATACGAAGCATTACTAAAAGGTTACCTTGAAAATGTGATAGTTTTTACGATTGTTAATAAAAAAAATATACCAGTAGGAATATTTGGAGTTAATGATTGTGGTAATGGTGTAGGTGCAATATGGCTTTTAGCTTCTGAAGATTTAACAACAGCTCAAATAAGTTTTTTAAGACAATGCAGAGATGTAGTTAAAGTCTTAAATACTAAATACAAAATTTTATGGAACTTTGTGGATTGTAGAAATTCACTACACATCAAATGGTTAAAGTGGTGTGGGTTCAAATTTATTAACAAACAAAACTATGGAGTTTTAAATAAACCTTTTTACGAGTTTATAAGAATTAACAATGTGTAGTCCAACTATAGCCTTAACAGTTGCCAGTGTAGCAAGTGCAGGTTTACAATATAAACAAGGTAAAGCTCAACAGAAAGCTCAGTACGCACAACAAGTTAGACAAAATGAATTAGCAAGAAAAAATGCTGTAGCAAGATATGCTTCAGCTCAATTAAAGATAAGACAAGAATTATCTAAAGCATCACAATCAGATTTAAGAGGAACACTAAAAGCTAGAAAAGCTAGAGCAA